AATGGGACAATAAAGGAGAATCAATATGGCTCATAGAAACGTGATGGATAAAGATGGAAATTCAAAATCGATTCATTCCTCGCATGGCGATGTCAGTCATAAGGATGCTTCTTCACAACATTCTGTCATGAAACAAGGACACGCCGAACGCTGTAAATCGCATGGAGAAGCTTGTCATCCAAATGCAATGAGTGACAATGATCATGATGGCGACGGCCAATCAGAAGGTGAGATATGAATATTGATGTCGATTCTTTTTATGTCATTGCTGTAATCAGCAATCCTGTCCGTTATAAAACTAGGGTCCGCCTCTTCAAAAAGTTTCAAGAAGAAATGAATCAAGCGGGTGTTAAGCTTCTAGTTGTAGAGTTAGCTTATGGAAACCGACATTTTGAAATAACTGAAGTCGGTAATCCTTTTCATCTTCAATTAAGAACTTCTCACGAGCTTTGGCATAAAGAGAATCTGATTAATCTAGGTGTGAGAAGATTATCAGAGGTTGCTCCTCACTGGAAATATTTTGCTTTCATTGATGCAGATATTACTTTATTACCATCTCATTGGGCTATTGAACGAGAAAGTTGGGTTCATGAAACAGTTCATCAACTTCAACATCATCATGTAGTTCAAATGTTCCAACATGCGCTAGACCTGGGCCCTCATGGTCAAACATTTGGGAAATATGAAGGGTTTGCCTGGGCATATATCGAAGGTAAGTTTGAATCCAAATCATATAAATATACTTCATTTCATCCTGGTTACTGTTGGGCGATGAGAAGGGAGTCCTTCAACCATTTAGGAGGGCTGATTGAGACCGCTATCATGGGTGCGGGCGACAGACATATGTCTTACGGACTTATTGGGATGATGAAAGAATCTTTGAATCCTGGTTTAAATCCAAATTATGCAGTGGGACTCTTGGAGTGGGAGAAGCGGGCTGAAAAGTTTATTCAGCGAGATTTAGGATATGTTCCGGGTACTGTGATTCATCATTGGCATGGCAAAAAGAAAGACAGGCGTTACCATGATCGGTGGCGAGTTTTAATTGATAATCAATTTGATCCGAATACTGATCTAAAAAGGAATGACCAGGGAGTGCTTGAACTCGTTGTGATTACATCTAGGCAGATTAAATTGAGGGAAGATATTAGGAAATATATGCGTGCTCGAAACGAAGACTCGCTAGATATGGAGTGAATATGTCGCAAGTCATTTTCAGAAGAATCCATGGAAGATTAGTACCGATTAAAATGAGCGAGGCAAATCAAGAAAGAGCGAATGGGGCGGCCGCTATAGGTTCTGGATTGATTGTCAGTTCTACTACTGCAAGTGTATCTTCAAATCTAGTACATAAAGCAGCTTCAGCGTTAAAAAGAGGAAAACGATTGAAATCAAAGCAACTCTCCCAGCAAGGTTTCAAGGTAAAAGCATTGGGAACCGTCGCAGCTTCTGGTTTGATCGGGTATGGAGCAAACAAGCTTTTGAGTCAAACCAAATATAAAGATAATGAAAAAGCTAAAGTAGCAATAACTGCTGGATCAACTGCTTTAGGAATATTTGCCACGGAATCAAAACACTTGAAAAAAGTGGGTTACCCGCTTTCTACGGCGATCAGGGATGCGGTAAATATTGCCGCTAAAGCCATCAGGAAAGGCAGATAATGCCGAATTTTTTTGAAGCCGTCGACTCTATTGGAGTTGTCGAAGATCATATCAAGCAAATCCTTTCGCTCGAAAACGACCAAGCTATCCAAATTATGAAGTCATACCAGGACATCAGAAAAGATCTGGTGGACAGGCTTTCTAAACTACCTCCTGGAAGATTTTCAGCCCAACACCTTCGAGGTGTTTTAGCACAGGTTCAGGGGGCAATTACGGCCATTCAGGACCATTTAAACGGTGCCATGGCTAACGGAGCATTTAAAGCAGCCATGAAAGGCATTGAGCATCTAACTTCTGAAATCAAAACATTTGACGAAGAATTTACGGGGGCTATTACACCGATTGATTTGAATGCTACTCTTATAGCCAGGGATACTAATAATCTCTTATTAACCAAGTATAAGACAAATTTAGACGCATATGGCCAAGGACTCTTTCAGAAGATATCGAACGGACTCGTTAACGCAACAATCGGCGCTCAAAACACTGGAGAGATTGTTGGAACGCTCTCGCAATTCTTCAATGGAGAAGAATGGAAGCTTACCCGAATCGTCCGAACCGAACTCCACCACGTGTACAATCTCGGAAAACTCAATGGACTTAAAGAAATGTCGGAAGAAGAAGAAGGGCTCAAAAAAACCTTAATTCATCCTATGGATGCGAGGACAGGCAAAGACAGTGAATATGCCGCATCGTTACATTTAATTGCAGATGTTTCAGAGCCATTTGAGTATTCATGGGATAACAAAATTCGAAGTTATATGGTTCCACCCGACCGCCCAAATGATAGAAGCGTCATGGTTCCTTATCTCCCAAATTGGGGTCATCTCCAAGGTGATGCCTTCATTCCAATCAATTCTCAAGCACCTCGTAAACCACCCAGGATGAAATAATCGTCAAAACTCTGTTCTAGTCTAGCCGCATTGTTTAACTTAAACTGAATGAAAAGTACTCCTGGTGAGTGCGGAAAGGCGCGGGCAATGACTCTTGAAGAGTTAAAGCAAGCAATGGATGACGCTAAGGCGAAAGCTGGAACGTCACCTGATAATAAGGAATTAGCAGCGGAAGCGTTGAAGGCAGAACAGGCTTATAATGCGGCTGTTGAAGAAGCTGGTAGCCCTGGTGGTGACGGCGAAGAGCCCGATGAATCGAAGCTCGACGAGAAAACAAAGAAATATTTGGCGAAACTTAGAAAAGAGAACGCCACGCATCGGACCAAAGCAAAAGACTTGAAGTCTAAATTCGAGGATTCCGAAGCGAAGCGAAAAGCAATTCTAAAGGCAGCAGGTATCGATGACGATACAGCCCCCCCTGAAGAAAGGCTCAAAGCTTCAGAAAAAGAAAAACAAAACTTAGCTTTTCGTAATGCAATTTTAGAGTCAGCAGTGAGTAACGGTATTCCTAACGACAGGTTGAAATATTACCAATTCCTGATTTCAGAAGCTGTAAGCGAACTTGAAGAGGGTGAAGAACTTTCTGAAGGTAAGCTTGCTGAAATCGTATCAGAAGCCAAAAAAGGCGGATCTAAAGGCGCAGCTAATTCAACGGTCGGAGCAGGAGGAACGGGAAATGGAAACCCTAATCCTTCAGGCGGGGAAGATAAGATCACTTTAGAGAAGTTTTGCTCGATGAGCATTCTTCAGAAAAGTGCCTTATATGAAAAGAACCGGGACTTATATGCCGCTCTTGTTGCAGAAGCGAAGGCTAAAAAGAAACTCGTTTAATCGAGTCTTGGAGGCGAATCATGCCAGCAACAGTTTCGGCAGATTTTAATTTTCAGCCAAAAGTGTGGCAAGACCACATTATGGCATATTTCGACAGAAAACTTGTATATGGAGCTTTCGCTCTTCGCGATGACAGCTTGACCGCTGCTCCTGGACTTACTCAGAATTTCCCGTATTTCAAGAAAATCGGCGCTGCTGAAAATCCTACAGAGGAAGAGGGCCTATTGGTGGACTCACTGACAGACGATTCGTTCAACGTTACGGTTTCCGAAATCAGCAAGGCAGTCGGCATTACTAAACGCGCATTCAAGACTTCCGCAGCTCGTACTGAAAGGATCATCCAGGAAATTCAAGAACAGATTGGCCGTGTGATGGCTGAAAAAGTGGATGCAGATCTTTATACTGCGTTTTCTTCGAGCTATACCACTGGATATCTATCTGCTTCTGGTAACTCTTATGGCACGATGAATATCCGAAACTTGAATATCGGTAAAATCGTTGCATTTGGTGATAAGCATAAAGACTCTGTAGTCATGTTCATGCACTCAATGCAATTTTTGGATATGATGACTGATACCACTGCAGGCTTTTTGGTCGCCAACGCTCTTGATCCAATGTTCATGGTCGAAGGTTTCGAAGGCCGTTTAGGCGGCGTCGCGATCATCTCCGTTGATACCGTTGGCAAAAATACCGCCGGTCAAATCAATAGCAAGAATGCATATGACGCATGGATTCATAAAGCCAATGCTTATGGTTTCATGGTGAAACAGGAAATGGAACTTGAGTCAGATTATGACATCCTTCATCGTCAATGGGTGTTCGTGGGCGACCAATGGACAGGGAGTCGGTCTTTCGATCAAACCATTGATCCTCTGTTCAAGAAAACCGCTCTGTTACGTACCGTGACTGTGAATCT